TTATTTGTGAGCCAAATTCTATCTGGGCCAATAGGCGAAACATTTATATATCTATGTCCCGTAGCGGTTAGTACAAGGATTGAGAGGAGTGTGATTGATAGTTCTCTTTTTCACGAGGATTGTTATATTATATGTGTAGTAGTTCTATTGTTGTAACAGTAGTGGTTCTACTATTCTATTAGAGTATTGGTTCTACTACTTATTCGATTAGTGGTTCTACTGATTAGGTAAGTTATGGTTCTCCCCATTATCTGATTAGTGGTTCTACTACTCAAACCAGTGTTGGTTCTATTACTCAGTAGATGTGTACTACTACTATTCTATTGAGGTATAGTTCTACGAGTGTACTGAGTAATGGTTCTACAACTTGCACAATCAAATCACTCATATAGCAATCGTATCACATCTCGCGCCCCTATTCCACTCGCACAACTATGAACTACTCATACAATCCATATTCTTCGCGCAATTCATACACGATGCCCAATCTGTGGTGACTATAGCAACTCACGCAACATAGAATATCAATTGTATCATCTGTATCCCTCGTGCGAGCGCGACCGAAAGCTTGTAGTAGCTCGTTGTTGGTTGAGGAGCTACTACTGATTCGGGAATGAAATGACCGAAACCTTTTTATACTGAGAGAACAAACACTGAAATAAGAAATGTCATCTATCGACGGATTGCTGGACCCCTTTGACCGAGGCAATGGTGCTGGGTCGAGCACAAAGCTTGACGATTTGATTGAAGAGGGAAGCGTATTTGACAATGGCTGGGCAAGCAATGCGGCCACAACATTTGACCCCAAAGATTCGCCAATGCATAAGAAACGATTCGACCGACTCTATGACCTCCATCAAGGAAAAGGAGAGAGTCAACGCTATGGAGATATTCATACCAGCCACTTAGAGAATGATATGGAAACATTTTTCTCAGTGCTCGAACTGCCAGAAAAGCAGCGAGAAATAACTCGTCGGATTATTGACACGATGGATATTTCCTCACAGAATTTCGGTGGTGTCAGATATGAGAAAATAATTCTTACAACCTGCTCCCTTGTAGCAGATGAGGCGCTCTCGCAACACAATGGCAACTTTGAGGATAGACTCTTTCTGTCCGACACATTCAAGGAGCTGATGACCACAACTGAAATGAGTAGCACAGACCACAGGCGATTGCGAGTGAAGATTCGTGAAGAATCGGACTATTTTGACTAAGTATATAAAGAGTGGGGGCGGCCCTTATAAAAGAATTGACCGCCCTTATAAAAGGGTCGCGCCCTTCGAACAAGGGGTATATAAGCGCCCGATTGATAAAGTATATAATGAGTAAACTCTCTTACTATGCCAAACAAAACTGATGAGGACGAGTTTTATTGCAATGCTCGCGTCCGAGAAGCGCAAATCCCAGAGGAGTGGGACCAGGACGTAGGCTACTGTGCGAACAAGGCTGGGTTCAGAACTGACCACACTGGTGATGGCCGCTGCTACCTTCACGGAGGGGCGACCAAAACTCCGAACAAGGGGAACAACCATCACGAGACGCATGGCATGCACTCTGACCGGCAGAACTACTACAACAATCGCTCGACCGATGAGCAGGCATGGATTGATGCAGTTGTTGAATCTATGCTCGATGATGCGCCCTTCGATGCTGCGAACATGGCAAAGCTTCAGATGGTTCGAAATATTGCCATTGACATGCACAAACAGCGGCGCGCCAATGAGTACATCGATGAGGTTGGCATTGTTGAAGAGGATAAAACGGTTGGCTACACTGATGATGGCCGCCCACTAATGGAAGACCAAGAAAACACGCTCAATGTAGCGTATGACCGCCTCACCGACCGCCTCACCCGAACCCTGACTCGACAGATGAAAGAGCTAAATTTGCTTGAATCTCCAGATGCAAAGCAGGCCGAAGCTCAGGAAAATATTGCGAGCGAATTAAGCAAGATGAGAAATAACTCAGATAGTTATACATAGTATGATTGAAGATTTCGCTGGTGGATACTACAAGATGCAAATGGACATTCAACCAGTGGAATCTGAACCACAAATCGAGCAAGGATTGTACGACTTCATCAATAGAGAGTTATACACTGACGCGAACGTAGATATTACCTTGCGGCTTGGCTTTGACTCGTCCGTACATTTTTCACCAACTGCTGGCAGGTCAATTCCCAAAGAGGTGCTTGCAATGCCAGAATCATTCATACAATCGGACGAGATGATGCGAACCACTCGGCCAACCAATGTCTACATTGTGAAGCCAGAGATAGCACAACTGCTGCAACCTGAGGGATTCTAAGATGGTAGACGGACAAAAATTGCTCAACTACCCGTCCTACTTTGTCGACCACTATTTGGACGAGGAGCCGTTCGACTATCAGAAAGAATTTATGGACAATGACCATGACAGAAAGGTCTTTGTCTCTGGCCGACGAGTGGGCAAGTCTCGAACCGCTGCCTGGCTAGCCTTATGGAAGGCCGTCACCTATGAACAAGTCGAGGTGCTCCTGACGGCAAAGGCGCAGCGCCAGTCGATGGAGCTATTTAATCAAGTTCAGGCAGAGATGCGCAACAGTAATATCCCTGAAGACCAATGGGGAGTCGTTCGTTCAACACGAACGGAAATCAACTTTGACAATGGCTCGCGCATCATTGCACTCCCTGTTGGTCGAGACGGGTCAAACATTCGTGGATACGGTGGGCCTGAGAATATGATTATTGTTGATGAGGCTGCCTTCATCGATGATAGTATTTTCCAGCAAGTTTTGCTCCCGATGATGGCAGTTGGGGGCGGCACATTTATTCTACTGAGTACACCATTCGGCAAGAAAGGGTTCCTCTATGAGAAATCGAATGACCCGAAATGGTACACACAGCAGGTGCCGACCTCAGCTAATCCACTCATCGACGAAGAGTTCATTCAAGAGCAGCAAGAGAATCTCACAACAATGCAGTTCAAACAAGAGATTCTCGGCCAGTTCGAAGAAAATGCGGACGCCTTCTTCCAAAAGAATGAGCTAATGAACTGCGCGCAAGAGACAGTCACAAAGTCAAACAATGTGACATATCTTGGGGTAGACCTGGCCTCGACTGGGGGCGATGAGTCTGTCTATGTCTGCTTGGACGATGATGGTAATGTGTTCGATATAGAGCACACATCTGACAAACCAATGACAGACGCGATGGGACGAATCCGCGAGCTTGATTCGTACTATGACTTCTCACTGATTATGGTGGATTCAACCAGCCTTGGCCAAGGAACAGTCGACCAAGTGAAGGAAGGCCTCGGCCAAAAGGTGAAAGGCTTTAAATTCACCAATGAGAAGAAGCAAGACTTGTACAATACGTTGAAAAATGCAATTCAGAATGAGGAGATAACGTATCCATACATTCCTGGGAAAAATGACCAGCCTGGAAACAAGATGGTGAACCAATGTCTCGACCTAGAGTTTAGTTTCACATCCTCTGGGAAGATGCGTATTGAACACCCGCCAGGAGGACACGATGACTTTAGTGATGCGCTGGCACTCGCTGTTTGGGCAAAGTCACAAAAGAATCTGGCGAGGGCTGACCCTGATTCGATGCGCCCATTTAATCTCGGTGAACTATAACTATGACAAACGAAGATATTGACAGTCGCTCTTCTGGGAGTGGACAGAAATTTGACATTACACCACAGGTAGCACAGGTTGACAAAAACTCGGCAGAACTCTCAAAGGATGCGGCGAGCAAGTCGATGGATGGCTCGGACGCCAGAGATTTGCGCAGGCCATTCACCTTCGAGTCCTCTGAGTATGATAGAACTGAGGCTCCAAAAGATGAGATGCGCAAGTATTGGCGGCAGTTTGAGACGACGCCAATCATCCGAAAGCCAATCACCTCATTTGCGAGTCGAGTGACTGAGCCTGGCTACTTCATCGAGACACGCAGCCTCAACCGAGAAGAAGTTGAGAAAATCGGAAACTGGCTCAATCAAGCGGCAATCCTTGAGGGACAGCCAGGGCGAGACTTCCGCCTTTTGGCAAAGAAGGCAATCACTCAGCGAGAGGTGCGTGGCACAACCCTTGTCGAAGTCGCGCCACACAAGGACGACCCTGACAAAATTGCTGGCCTCAAGTTGATTAATGCGGAAACGATGGAAGCAGTGACGCGCCCCAATCAGAAAATCTTGATGGCTCCTGATGACATCAATGAGTACGACTCTGCGCCAAAGGCCGAGTCTGGTGGCGCGGCGGCCTGGCTACAGGATATTCTTGAAACAGATAATGTCTACTGGGGTGAGGCAATCTCTGGCGGCGATGCGTCAAACGATGAGAAGATAGGTTTCCGCCGAGATGAGATTATTCCACTTACGCGAGATGCAGACGTTGGGGAAGTATTTGGAACCTCTCGCATCGAGGCTGTGGCCGACAGAGTCGATGGAATCAAACAAAAGTTGGCCGACCACGATGAAGCAATTGCCTCAAAGGCATACCCCCTCTGGCTATTCATGTTCGGCTCTGAGGACAATCCGTGGGCGTCGAGCGATATTCAGAGCTTCATGAAACATCAAGAGATGGACAATTTCCACCCTGGCATGAAGCAAGGTGTGCGCGGCGATGTTGAGGTAGAGACTATCTCTGGCGAGGTAGCAGACATTGCCGAATCATTGAACTTCGACCTTCAATGGATTATGACTGCAATGCCAATGCCACTATTCACGCTCGGAGCCTTTGGTGGCACTGGTGCAACGGTCGGCCAAGTATCAGGTGTCGCCCAACAGCAGGACGTGAATCGTCAGATTAAGGAGGCTCGCCGAGAGCTTGAAGAAGAGTTTACGCCTGTGGTGCGAAAGGTTGCCATGCAGCAAGGCGTTGACGAAGAGCGAGCAAAAGACATTAATCTCAAGTTTGGCACGCCTGGAGAGACTGACCTTGATGTTGACAGAAACGAACAGGTCATTCGATATGTGAGCAATGCGCAAGGTGGTGAGACACAGACTCAGGGTCAGGCTCCAGACATGCGCTCGCCCGAGCAGCGACAGAGTGTTGGCGATGGGCCGAATGGTGGCCAGGGCTCGCCAGAGGGCGGCAGTGAGCCAACTGATGCTGATGTTGCTACAGACGTGACTGGGGCAGATGCTGACAATGTAATTACAAAAGGTGAGACGCCTGAGTCTGTCAATAATCCAACACCAGATATTCCAATCGCTGGCGTTGATGAAGACAGGAATCCCTACGTTGACTATGATGTTGAGTCGAACCGCTCGACCGAAGTATGGAACACAGCTCGGTCAATCAGTGAACTCGGTGGCTACACAGATGAGCGCTCACGCATTGCAGAAATGGCATATAATGTGTTCAACACTGCGATGAGTAATACGCTCTCTCAGTTGGGCGAGCGATACGCTGGCACGCCACAGTATGCGGTCACTGAGTTTGAGAATGTGGCGAATAGAGAATTGAATCGCGCAGTTCGCCAAGAATCGACTCGAAACACATCTCGTGAAACAATACGGGCAATCCTTGACGAAGAGATGGCAAACCTGGGGCAATCATCGTCTCCATATCGAGACACAAACGTTTCCTTCTTTGCCCAAAATATTGAGAATGCAATCAGGGACGCAGCTGAAGAAATGTTGCGAAAGGCGCGCCTACAGATGCGTCATGCAATTGTGAACAATGAATCGTTTGACTCGGTGCGCACACGTATTGAGTCAGATTATAGCGAACCCTACTTGCGCGAGCGCGCACAATTGATTGCACATATGGAGACAAAGGATGCGGTCGAATCAACCAAGCTCAAAGAGTTTGAGCGAAACGATGACATCCGTGGATTTAAGATTGAGAACACAAATCCGAGCACGCAAGTGACGAAGCAGCTCGACGGAGTAGAGATTTACTTTGATGAGAGTGAATCGCTCAGAGAGTCGGTCGAGTCGAAGCTCTCTACTGAACCGAAGCAGGGGTTCAATCCACTTCCAACAACTCCGCCCTATCACTTCAATGACACGACGACCATCACTCCAATCTGGGAGGAGTGATATAAGAATGGCCGATTGATAAAGTATATAAATGACTACCGATGACGAGAGAGTCGGCCCTAATTTGTACAAGCTCTCAGAGGATACTGTAGAAACGAGGTTATAACCTATGGCAGAAAAAGCAAACGGCGACTACTACTACGACGCCGGTACGATTAACGAACAGCTTGATGAATATGAGATTTATGAGCTTGATGGTAAGCTCTACCTGAATAACGAGGCTGGTGGCAGTGATGACTACGTCTCGTTTGATGGGGTCGCGCAGCTTCGTGCGCGATGCTGACCTCAGTGATGCAGACCTTGATGAAGGCGAGGGTGGACTGTATGTTCACACAGATGGTGGCGACCCAGCAACGTACTCGCTTCGATTCGCGTTCTACGCCCCTGGCGGCAGTGTTGTGGTAAACGAACTTGACGCAGACCTTGAAACTGCGTAAATAATTAGGAGGATATACTAATGGCAAGCATTCTTACAGACCTTGGCGAAGAGTTTTTGATTAAGAACGACCTGGATTAGGAGAGCGTTTCGGTCGGGCTCTATGATGACAGTGTTGATAGCATCGGTGATGCAGATGACCTGGCTGCTATCTCGACAGAGCCTGGTGACGGCAACTACACTCGGCAGAGTAATGTTTCGCTCAGTGCGAGCGACTTTTCGGGCAATTGGGGAGTCGACAATGATGCAAAGATTACGTTTGATGTCACTAACACGAGCGGTGATGTTGACTCGTACTTCTTTGTGGCAAACTTTACCGCTTCTGACACGAGTGACAGTTCCTCGAAGGACCACCTTATTCTGACAGGCTCGCTTTCGCAGAGCTATGCGCTGAGTAATGTTGACACACTTGAAATTAGCGCGAACACCGCTGGCGTCAGTGTCAACTAAGCTCGCGTAAGGGGTATCGCTTTTTAAATACTATACATTCATATTCAATAGATGGTTTTAGACCAAGTAGAAAACTTTATTCGGGTGAGTGTGAGTGGCTCTCATGCGAGCGGTGACTCAACTATTTCACTCCAGTCGGGCGAGGCGAGCACCTTACCTGACCCGAGCAATGGTAAATACAATCTTGTCTGGTTCGATAGTCAAAACTATCGCTTGCCCGACAAAGATCCAAATGTTGAGATTGTTCGAGTTAACAGTGTCGATACAGCTAATGACACTGTTTCTGTAACTCGTGGGCAAGAAAACACTGCTGCAACAACGAAGAGCGAAACTGGCGCAGAGTATGAGCTACTGCTTGGTCCAACCGCAAAAACAATTCAGGAGATAGACCAGTTCAAGCTTGACACAAGCGCGTACTCTCCTGAGGCAGATACTCATACTCGATACGAAGACAGTGAGGCTGTAGACGCAGTAAATTCTACGACAGAGTCACTAACAGCACCACTGTACTCTCACCAAACAGATATATCGTCTTCTGTCACAATACCTAGCGGGTTTGCTACAGTCGTTAGCCCGCCGATAACAGGCAGTGCCTCAATTTCTGGAGATGGTCGAATAAGTGGTGACACTGATAAACCAGGACAGCGAGAAGCAGAGTTTGTCGTAGAGTATGAAAATGGAAAGACGCAGTCGTTCCCGAATGATGGATTCATTTACATC